GACCGTGAAAGCACGGCGAATTTCGCCATTAATGATAAGCCGTACAACTGGGATAACGTACCGCTCATCGCCTTTCGCATGAATGAAGAAGAGCAGCCGTTAATTGCCAAAGTGAAGAGCTTGCAGGACGCACTTAATACGATGCTGTCGAATTATGCGGACAATATGCAAGAAGACATCCGCAGTACTATACTCATCATCAAGAACTACGACGGTACCGAGCTTGACAGTTTTCGGGCTAACCTAGCACAATACGGAGCAATTAAGGTCCGGACAGTCGACGGGGTAGAAGGTGGCGTGGAAGCCCTTCATATTGAGGTGAACGCAAATAACTACGAGGTCATTATTAAGTTGCTCAAGAAGGCAATCATCGAGAATGGCCGAGGGTTCGATAATAGAGATGATCGCATGAGTAACAACCCGAATCAGATGAATATAACGTCGATGTATTCGGATATTGACCTCGACGCAAACGAAATGGAAATGGGCATTCGTGAAGGGCTCGACCGGATGTTATGGTTCGTCAATACCTATAGGGGCTTAAGCGGCAAAAAGGCTGTTGAGGATGTCGATTTTACGTTTAATCGTGATTTGCCGATGAACGAGGGCGATATTATTACGAATTGCCGCAACTCCGTAGGCGTTATCAGCAATGAAACCATTCTTACTAATCACCCGTGGGTAAAAGATGTGGCCGAGGAAATGAAGCAGTTAGAGGCTGAAAAGGCGACAAACGAACCCGATTATATAGGTGATGGCCATGCCGAGTAATTACTGGGCTAAGCGGTACGAAGACGAGTCCGAACGAGCCTTTGGGCTTGGTAAGATGACAAGCCGAAACTTGCGGAAACAGGCCGATATAATCATCAGGCGCATGGAGAAGAACGTAAACGACTGGTATCAGCGGTATGCCGATGAGAACGGTATAAGCCTTGCCGATGCTCGTAAAGAGTTAAATGCGAGGGAGTTAAAGGCCTTCAAGATGACGCTTGAAGAATATCGCCGACAGGCCGAGCAAGAGGGGCTATCGGATGAGTATAAGCGAATGTTAAAGCAGGCGTCTATTCGTAAACGTCTTGACCGTGAGCAGGAGTTATATATCAACACCGTGCACGAGCTTGAACGGTGGGCAAAGACTCAAGACGCCGATATATCGGATCTACTGAATAAGGTATATGAAAGTACGAATTATCATACTGCACATTTAACGCAGACAATGAAAGGCGAGTATGGTAAATATGGACAAGTAGATCCGAACACTGTACAACGCATTATTCATTCGCCGTGGGCGCCTGACGGCAAAGACTTCTCCGAACGCATATGGGACAACCGTAAGAAGTTGGCTAAGACAATGCAAAGCGAATTTACACAGGCGATGATAATAGGCCAAGGCACGGCCGATATATCGAAGGCCATTGTAAAAAATATGAATACGTCGTATAGCAACGCCAATAGACTGGTCGAAACGGAGCTCGCACGGGTACATTCGCAAGCGTTTATGGACTGCATGGCCGAACTTGACGTTGACGCTGTGGAGATATTGGCCACACTCGATAGCAAGACAAGCCCTATCTGTCGTCGTATGGACGGTAAAATCGTACAACGTAAGGATGCAAAACCCGGGATTACAATACCGCCGTTTCACTGTCATTGTAGAAGCACGACGGTTCCGTATTTAGGCGATGATCTTGCCGATATTGCCGGAAACGGAACAAGGGCCGCAAGGGATCCGAAGACGGGTAAAACGGTATTCATTGAGGGTGAACTTGATTATGGTGAGTGGGAAAAGCGGTATATAAGCGAAGGTCGCATAGATGATAGGGGAAAAGACACGCCACCCAACGAGGGTAAAACCTCACAGGCGCATGTAAAGCAAATGGGAAGTTATGAGGCGGGGATTGAAAACGCATACCAAAAGGCCTTATCTCATGGTAAGAGAACCGGAACCGAGGGGTTATTTTGGAGAGATAAAAAAGGAGACGTGGCGTATCCTGATTTAAGCGGAGATAGTAGTTCGGTTGTGTTTCCTCCTGAATTGGTGCGATTTTTAGAGAAGCTCCCCGCAAAATCAGTGGATTGCGTTCATAATCATCCACGCAGCTCGTCCTTTTCGCCCGATGACTTGATCGTTATGTGTGATTTCGAGAGTATTGACAAGATGCTTGTGATTGGGCATAATGGAATCAAATACAAAGTATCCATAGGTGCTGGAGACCGCCCCTACCCAGCCGAAATTAAGGCGATATACGAACAAGTAAAATGGGAGTATAAAGGGTTCTACGAACGGATGACTGCGGCAGGGTTTAGCGAGCAAGCGATATGGCAAGCTATTAGTCATAAAATCACCACAAGGATGGCTGAAAAATATGGATGGGAATACGAAAGAACAAAACCAAAAAAATAAAAAACAAGTAAAAGCAGGGATATGGCCCGGAGAAATGCCTTGTCCCTACGGTAATACGAAAGAGTACCGTGAATGGGAAGAACGAAGCAAGACGTTTGAAAAGTATATTAATGAGATTCGCAAAGCTTAAAGCACCTATTTATGTAGGTGCTTTTTTGGTACACGGGAGGTGAATATAATGGAAAAAACGACCAAAAGCATATTCATCGATAACGGCACTTTATATGTCGTGCGCGGCGAGTCACGGTACAAGCTGGCCGATTGCAAGGCTCGTATCGAAGTGTGCAAGAGTGTATCCAAATTGCCGATGATTGGCGGCACAAAGGTCGACAGGCGGTATTTGACTGTGTTGGTCACGTTCGATAATCTGGCAAACACTATTGATGAACGGGTATCGTTGGTGCAGTTTAAGGGCGAGGCCTTGCGGCAAGACGGGTTTATCGAAGAACTGTTTTTCAATCGCTGCCTGTTGATGTCGGAATGGGATCCCGAAATGAAGGGTGAATGTAAATTCGAGGTGCAATGCACAACCGAGGAAGCCCGAAAGTTAATAAACGAGTTTTAATTCAATATTTATTTCAGCACTCACAATCGTGGGTGCTTTTTTCATGCCTTTTTGGTATTGCAGGCGAAAAAGAACAAGACCGTAACGAGTGGTGTAGCACTCGAAAATAAAGCGTAACAGGAAGGAGTCATAAGGATGACAAAAGAAGAATTAAAGGCGTTAGGCGTAACGGACGAAGCTGCGGATAAGATTGTGGAAGATTACGGGAAGAATTACGTATCGAAAGCACAATTCAACGCAACGAACGAAGAGAAGAAGGCAGCCAAAACGGAATTGGCACAAATCAAAACGGAACTGGACGGCTTAAAAGAGAAAGCCAAAGGCAACGAGGATTTGAGTCAGCAAATTGAGGACCTCAAAAAGCAAAGCGAAGCCCGTGAAAAGGAGTATGCACAAAAAGTCAAGAACATGGAAATCGACGGGATTGTCGACCGTGCTTTATTAACGGCCAAGGCCAAGAGCGTAAAAGCCGTGCGTGCCTTGCTCGACCTTAATGGTGCCGAGGTCGAAGACGGGAAAATTAAGGGCCTCGATAAGCAGATTGAGAAGCTCGTAACGGAGGCCGGGTATCTCTTCGGCGACGATAAGCCGAACGTCAAAGGGGCAACGCCTGGAAACCCTGGCGGTAACAAGCCGAACGGAGGCGTAACGCAAGAACAATTCAATAAAATGTCGTATGGTGAACGAGTCAAGTTATATAACGAAGATAAAGAACTGTACGACCAGTTTACGAACGGAGGAGAATAACAACATGCCTACAAGTGCAAACGCAACAAAATTAGCAAACCTTGTCAATCCCGAGGTTATGGGGGATATGATTGCAGCCGGCTTGCCGAAAGCAATCAAATTTACGCAAATTTGTAAAATCGACAACACTCTTGAAGGTCGTCCCGGTAGCACTATTACGATTCCGGCGTTTAAGTACATCGGCGATGCCCAGGACGTGGCCGAAGGTGCTGCAATCGACGTATCTAAGCTCGAAGCAAGCACGGCACAGGTATCTGTAAAGAAAGTCGGTAAAGCGGCAGAAATTACAGACGAAGCGGCTTTGTCCGGATACGGCGACCCGGTCGGCGAAACACAGCGTCAGCTGTTGATGTCAATCGCAAGCAAAGTCGATGAAGATATTGTAACGGCATTAGGAACGACAACGCTTACAGTTACGGATACGAACGAAATCTCGTATGAAGGGATTGTAAACGGCGTTGATAAATTCGCAGAAGAAAGCGACGTATCCAAGGTGCTGTTCATTCATCCCGAACAGCTGTCGAAAATCCGCAAGGACCCGGCTTTCATTGACAAGACAAAATACGGCGGTGATTTGATGATGACCGGAGCAATCGGATCTATTTGCGGTTGCGAAGTGGTTGTATCTCGTCGTGTACCGAAAGCCGGCGGCAACTTCACCAATTTTATGGTTCAGATGAGTGCGGCAGCAACAGACGGACAGCCCGTAATGCCGGCCGTAACGATTTACGTTAAAAAAGCCGCAGACGTTGAAACGGACCGTGATATTTTAGCAAAAACAACGGTTATTTCGGCGGCAGAACATTACGCAGTAGGATTGACGAATCCGGCTAAAGTCTTAAAAATGACGTTCAAAGCCGTATAACAAGGAGGTTATCAATGGGTATGCTTATTAGGCGGCACCGAGAAGCGGCCGCAGATATAGACATGGAGCAGTCGGAAGTGATGAACACCGAGAGCGTGGACGTTCAGGCGGAAGAGCCTTTGACGGAAGAAGTGCAGGCCGATGAAGATGCACAAGCCACTCAAGTGAAGACGACAAAAAAAGCAAACCAAAAGAAGGCCCAGGCCGATGAATAAGTACACGGAGAAAGTTATCACGCTTGCCGAAGATTTGACCGGATGCCCGGATGTCGCTGCCTTTGAAACCTCGATTGATTTTATTTCCGAGGTTGTCGAACGGAGCATACTCAACGATATAAATCAGGCAGAGGTTCCCGTCGAACTTGAGAGAGTCGTCGTATATCGGACACTTGGAGAATTAATCAAGATGCAAGGCAAAAATATTCTTGGGGATGCCGATGATATGGCGAAATCAATCGAAATTGGCGATACGAAAATCGAGTTTAACGGCGAGCCTTTGTCCGTGCGTCTGACTACATTAGCAGATGCATTAATGAATTACGGCAAGGGGGAATTGGCGTGTTACCGACGGCTGAAATGGTAAGGCGAGCGAGGCAACCGCTTGAAAAAATGTACGAGATGAGTGCGTTCGTGTATTCCGATGTGAGTAAGCAAGATGAAGACACGGGCATCGTTACGTCTAAGCCGAAGAACACGGGTATATACCCTTGCCGTATATCGTACAAGACAAGCACGACCGGAACGGGTGAAGGGGTAGCATCCTTCACTCAGTCTATCGTGCTGTTCACATATCCGGATGCGAAGATTCCGAAGGGGTCACGCATCGCTGTATCGCACAACGAAGGGGTGACCTGGTACAAGGCGGCATCTACTCCGGCACAATACGATACTCATCAGGAAATTCAACTCGAATTACTGGAGAAGCGATAATGGCTAAGGTTGAATTTGATATAAGCGAGTTTGAGGATTTCTCCGCAAGACTTAAGAAGCTCGGGAACGCCACACAAGTACAAGGCGTTTTGCAGGCCGGTGTGAACAAAATGGCAGCGGCTTATATCCGTGAAGCGAAGAAAAACACGCCCGTTGGTAAACGTGGATCAGTCAAAGCCTTTGCCGGCAAGGATAGAAACGGGCAAGCAAAGTACATAACGTATCATTACAACACGCAACAGACACGGAACGCGTGGCGTGTGAACTCAGCGAAAGTTGTAGGAACGACGGCATTTGCAAGGGTGTATAACCTATCTAAATATGCATCGTTTTTGAACGACGGGCATCGACAGGAAGTTGGACGATACGTTCCGATGCTTGGCACTCCGATTGGTGGCGTGGTACACGGGGCAAGACTCAAGAAACCTTGGGTTGAGGGCTTGCACATGCAAGAGAAGGCTGAAAACTTCGTTGAACGT